ATACTTACCCCAATTCCAATCCTTACATAGAATACTATAATAACATGCCATAGCAGCAAACCAAGGGAAGAAGAATATTGCTCCACCTTTACCAACAGTTAATAATAACCATAACGTTGCTATAAATGGTGCCCAACCTCTTAATGCTCGTTGCCAATCAAACTCTCTAATATTACTCATATCAGGTACAACACTTCTAGGATCTACCTTAGAAAATATATACCACCATGTATATAATAAACAGATGCACAATGGTATGAATGTATATGACAACATTTGTCCATAAGTTATACCCAATGCTGCCATAGGTAATATAATTGTCTTCTCTAATGGTGACCACCAATAATAATGGTGTGTTGATAGGTAATCAATAATACCAAACTGACTACGTTTCTTCTTATCAGGTGGTGCTATAGCATCTAATAATGGTGCTGATAGTGCTACTCTACCAGGTATAGGTAGGACTCCACCAAATATAGATGTAATGATAATCATCACTCGATTATCTTTTACATATCGTTTTGCTAATGAATAAACATCATCCAGCACATGATATTCTCGGATGAATCCTCCTAATATCATAATCCCAAAGATATAACCCATATAGAGTTCTTTCTTTAATATTGCTTCTGCAATGTCAAACATAATTAAAATTCAATACTAAACGACAGTTAGAGTTGGTGCATGTAGAACCAGTGTGTCTAATATCATTAGGAAATGTCACCATAGTATTAGAAACTGAGTGTTGTTTAGTGCCATCTTCAAACTTAGTATAACCATCATTGTCATTCAAATACATGATAGAAGTCTTTAAGTCTGATAGATGCTCTGCATCCTCTACATCCCTATGTAGTCCATGCTCAACAATAGTATCTGTTGCCATGACTAGGTTTGCTTTGATTTTGATTATAGCACAAGGTTGTAGTTTCTGCAATATTGGATAGATTAACTCTACCGTCTGCTTATTGGGTGTATGATGCTCATAGAAATAATGCACCATTTGCATGTTACGGTGGATATTATCTGGTGTATCATAATGAATCTTACCCATCCACCAAGGGATAGTATCAACCATTTTTGCGACCATCAGGTCAAATTCATCTCTAGGAAGAAAGTCCTTTTCTATCTTTAATGGTAACGACATTAGAACCTTTAGGTACAAACAACTCAGGTTTGTGTATCACGACTATATACACACCATTCCACCAATCATTCTCATCTTCTATAGTTTCAGTTAATATAATCCTCTCAAATCGTACCTCTTTATCCTTACAAAATTCTTTAGTTGTATCAACAACACCATCAAAGTTAGCATCATCAACTACTAGAATATATGTGTGCTCTGCTGCCTTATGTAAATGCTCTAAGTTAGCAAGCATAGGTTTCTTCTTATTATCTGCATCATAGAATATAACTGAGGGTCTATACTTTAAGTTAAACTCTACATCCAATAGACTCTTATCACTAACACCAACAGAACAATACTTATTAAACCATTTCTTACCATTCTCAATGAATTGTTCAAATGGATCCTCAACTTCATACTTACTTCTTATATCTTCTCGTCTTGGTCTTATCTCACCTTCACCAAAATCATCAATAGCATACGCTTTGACTGCTTGATTACCCATCAATGCAGCAAATAATGTGCTACCCATATAACAACCAACGTCAGCATATACTGTGCCAGCATCACACAAATTATTAAGTAAATGCCTTACCTTAGTTGATGATAACCCAATGACATCATAACCTTCAGGGTTGAAGTTAGATTTGTTATCAACAGCAGCATCAATAGCACGTATTGCCTTATCTACAAATGGATCCATTTTTCTATTCTGCCTCCTTAAGTGTGATTCTACCACAGACTCGCAATAGTTGCAATCCCAACAATCAAACTTGCATGTCTTTATCTTATTTCTCCATATATTAATAGGAGAATCTTTTATATCAATATCCTCCATGTATTTAACATACTCTGGATATAATATACTATCGTTATTATCCCACCTCTCAATTATATCCATAGACTCCTTCATTCGCATGAAGTTCTCTCTACCATGTAGTTTGAACACATCAATAACATCTAGCAACTCCTCCCAGTCCTCTCTCCAAGGTGGTAAGTTTGCTTGCTTTAGTTCAAATGCAGGATCATAAGCATCCCAACGTGAGCATGATATTCTACTGATTTCACTATTAAAATATTGAGGTTTAGTCCCTTCTCTTGTTGCATTATATTGATAATGCTCTGGCATGATAGGACATCCACCCCAACAGTGTTCATTGACTAGCAATGATAACCTGATAGGATTACCTTTCTCTGCACAATATTCTTTTGCTTGCTTAATACGAACCAATGCTTCCTGGTCTCTCATTATATCTCTATCAAGATTGATATAATTGAAACCCATTGATGCTAGAGATACAATCTCATTGGGTTTAGTTACCTCCCTGAGAATCGTATTCTTTATATAAATGTCTGGAAATGCTCTCTGTATTCTACCTGTAGCAACCCATGATGTATGAGGTAAGGTAACTATATTGATACCAATATCATACAATGGTTTAAAATTTTCAATCCATATATCTAAATTCCTTTCATCAGGTCGTACCCATATATTATTAAACGTAGCAGACAATGGTATGCCTGTCTGCTCTCTTACATAAAATGCGTTACCTGCAACCTTCTTAGCATCACTTTCAGTACGAAATGTGTCACCCATTGCATCCTGCATAAAGGGTGGCATCCGACAGGTAAAATATAAATCAGTTACTAGGTGTTGATGTTTCTTTAGAAACGGAATCAGTAATTCGTCCAGAAATTCTGGATCCACCTTCGGATTGATCGGCAGACTGAAGTGCCCTGTCTGCGATATTTTGGGTTGCATAATCAGTTAAAACTCCAGATGTATCAAATAGTTGAGGTGGTTTTCCGTCCATCATTTTCGCTACTCTCTCTTCTGCTGCTTCCTTAATTCCACCTATGGATTTATTAACAGCAGTAGAATATGTCAAGGCAAGATCAACAACTGCTGCTTGATCTTCAGGATTCATTTGAAGTAATGCTTCAATATTACCTGCTTGAATTCTACCAGAAGTCATGAGATCAGTAGCAGACTGTCTTGCCATCCTAGCAATCCAATACTTCTGCTCTTCTCTTTCCTTTAATTCTTTATCTTCCAGTAATCCCTTTATATCAGTAGGGTCACCGAATTTACTCTTAATAATATTAACAAAACTTTCTATCTCTTGCTTAGATTGATTAATCTTATTAGTCCATACAGTCTTATCTACCTGTAGTAGTTGCAACTCATAAACCTTATCTTGCTTGTAAAATGGATCCTCTTCTTGCTCCATTTCATGTGTTACCCTAGCAATATCATTGAGGCATCTCTTAAATGATATTGATATTTTCTGTAGTGAATTATATCTCACCTGTATTTCCATCGCTGCCTGTTGCATTTGGCGATAAGGAGTTACATGTGAATTAATCACAAAATGCTTATTTTGGAATTCAGACTGCTCAAAAAATTGGTGGTCTGACCACTCCATTATATCTTTCGTAAACTCGTCACAATTTTCCCAAGGCGATATTTCATCTAACGCCTTCATAACTTCGTTTACATCATAATTATCAGAACTGTAATCCCCAGGTGACTTCGGAGTTTCTTGTAATGACGTTTGTTGACTCATTTTTGGTTGCCCTACTATATTCAAGTGCTTGTTGCATTGACATCTCAATACCAAACTTATCTTCTAGGAAGACATTGAGTGATTTGATGTCTGAGCAAGATTTAACCTCTTGGATTAATTCCTGTTCTTTTACGGCAAGATTAAAGAAATCTGTTTGCCACGCATTATATTTATCAACAACTTTAGCAGCAAATGCTGCGGTTGTCAACCCTCTAATAGTAGCAAGTCTATCAATTAGTTTAACTGTTGTAGAGTTATTTGCGATATATGCAGTTGATTCATCATATTGATCCTTCCAACTGGCATGTTCTAACTCACCATAGTTGGTCTTCAGTACTGTATATCTTTTCTCAAAAATTCCTTGTATTTTAAGAGTAATGATTTTCTTCATTACTTCTTCAGTCTTATCAAAGTTTGCTGTTGTTATGGTCTCCTTATACTTGTCAGTATATAATCCTGCCTCATCTGTACCATAAACAGACTTCTCTGCCCTTACCTCACCCCAATATGTTTGTGCTGTAATAGCATCAGCAGCAGTTAGTCTTACATAACCAACTCCTTGTGGTAAATTATCCCACCTATCAGTATCTATGTGACCCCAATACAGACCCATAATAGAATCCAAACGAGTCCCCCAGGTATTCAGTATAGGATACCTTTCAAGATCAAATACGATAACGTCTCTAGTGTCTGCCATTAGTAATTAGGAATGTTTGTACCATAGTCATAGGATGCTTGCCCTGAAGTCGTTGAAGACGCAGAGGCACAGTGTGCTGAGGACATACCAGA